ACCACCAAAGAACCAAGTCCGTAGGTATCTGATAACGCGGTAATCGTCGGCGCTGTTGTTGCCGTGCCTCCCCCCGATGTAGTAAAAAAACCATCAACATTATCAATATCTGATGTTGGAACTCCTGAAATTTCTGCCATGATTAACTAATTTGAACCCAGTCTTTTGATGGGTCGAAGTAACAAATGACCTCACCCCCTTGACCCGTACCTACAAAGTACCCTACCACCCTCGAATAATAGTTCGCTGTCGTTGGTGCGGTTGCGCTGAAAGTACCACTTCCGCCAATCCACAAAGGACTGCCTGCCGTTGCTCCGGTAATTGAAGCCCCTGCGTCCACCATACCTTGTAAAACGCAAACGTTACTACCGGTGTAGAAGCCAATAAACTTTTTGCTGTTTGCGTTGCTTGTGTCGGCTAATGCGTCTCCCATGATATCTGCAATTCTGTTCGAAGCGACAGAAATTGAAGTATTCATTAAGATGTTCTGCCCCGTGTTCAGTTCGTCTTCCTCGTAGTTCGTTGTAATGTTGTCAAGCTTGGTCTTGTCTGCTGAAGACATAGAACCTGCCGCGCTAGTGGTCGCTGCCGTGATTGCAATGTCTGGAGTATTCCCCCCGCTGCTTGTAATCGGTGCTGTACCCGTTACCGCTGTTAAACCACCTCCACCGCCTCCAGTACTTGCGATTGTGATTGTATCGCTGCCGTTATCTGTGATTGTGACGTTAGCCCCTGCTGTAAGCGTCAGGCCGCCCGTTAAACTGTTCACCGACGTAACGCCTCCACTCGCTCCGCTTGCTGCCGCTGTGATACGTCCCTGCGCGTCAACAGTTATATTTGCGTTAGTATATGCTGCCGCTGTAACGGCTGTGTCAGCAAGTGCAATTGTTCCGGCTGCCGTTATTGTGCCTCCGGTTAAACCCGTTCCCGCTTCGACGCTTGTAACCGTTCCGTCGTTGTTGCTGACATCTGCAAACGATAGAACGCCTGAACCGTTGGTTGTAAGTGCCTGACCGTTTGACCCCGTTCCGTTTGGAAGTGTTAGCGTGTACGTCGCCCCTGCTGAATGCGGCGGTGATTGGATTTTAACGCCGTGCGTGTTGGCTTCACAATTCAAAACGATAGCTGCGCTATTGGTGTCGCCTTTCACCTCAAGCACCCCCGTTCCATTTGGAGCAATAATAATATTGCCGTCGGTGGTAGTTGTCTTTATCTCATTGGATTGCGTGTCAAGGTCGCCAGTAAGCTGCGCAGTTGCTGCCATCAATGCGCCTGCCGCCGTTACATTTGTCGCGTCGGTAACGTCCGCACCGTTTTCAATTCCTGCAAGCTTTGTCGTGTTGGCTGTAATCGCTGAAGCCTGCTGCGTTGTGATCCCAACCTTTGCGGTGTTCGCGGTTACGTCTGGATTTGCTTCAACCCGTGCTTCTGTGTAGTACAGATTCGTAGTGCCTTCCGGCAGCCCATCCGTGTTTGTTGGTGGAGGGCTTGGAATTACTACGGGAACTGCCTGCCAACTTCCGCTGACATAGCGCAAAAATGATTGATTAGAAGGGTTGCTGATTGAGGTGTCTGATAAGCTCTCTAAAGACTGATTACCGTTCAACCAACCTCTCGGAGATTCATGCTGATAAATTAAAGCTTGACCCGTTTGCGCTCCTACAATTGTGACATCTGTCAACGCTCCAAGCGTTTCAACTCCTCCCGTATCCAATGTAACAACGCCGTCACCGTCATCCGTTAGCGTGCCGTTAGTGACCTTGATAGTGCGAACGGACTGAACGTCTGTTGTACCGTCAAGGGTGAGCATTCGAAGGATACCGCGTCGGGCATAGGTGACATCTGTACCTCCCGGTTCAACTCCGTCGATTGGAGCGTTGCAAGCATCCCATTCGTAAGGGATAGCAACCGACAAATCGAGAAGCACCCCAGAGAGGACGTTCTTCGTCTCTTCTTCGAGTGGTGTAGTAGTTGCATTTACAACCTCATAATCTTGAGCGAACAAGAAGATGTTTCCACCCATTCTGATATCGGCGAGGATATCTTCTGCGCATTGCTCAGAATCGGAGATGGCTTCCTTTTGTGGGATAACCTTTCCTTTCTTGTCGTTAGGTACATCGAGGATATACACCTCAAGGTTGTATGTCTTTGTTCCCGCGTCGTATGTCGCTCCCGTATAAACGAGATGCATCAACGGGAACTCTTCGAACTTAGAGAGGTCTACGTCATCGGGAGAGCCAAAGGAGAAGCTCTTGATGAAGAAGTGATTCTCTGCGAAGATTTCGAATCTCTCGACTATGTTATTGAACGTGATCATGTGCGGCGCGGTCTTTTAAATATGCGAGGTGCTGGAAAACAACTTGAACGGGAAGCGACGTAATCGAGTCCATCTTGAGGACGTTTTCGCCTGCGAGGGTGTAGAGGATGTGATACCATCCCCACTTTTCGCCAACCGGGTCGCTTCCTCCGCCACCCGAAGTAAAGAGGACTGAATAGAATGCAGCAGTTCGTTTCTGGTAGTCCAAAAAAAAAGCAGCGTTCCCGATACTAAGTCCGCCGGCATCTCTTCAAACGTAGATGCGTCCTCTTTAGCTGTGTACTTCTTTATCTCGTAGCTCTCTCCAAGCTCATATGTCACCTCACGGTAGAGAATTGCCATGACTTTGTGAGCGTTCTTCCAGAAGTCTTCGAGGTAGGTCTCAAGGTCTATCCATTCCCCCGCTGTAAATGCGTCCCAATCGGGGATAAAACCCAATCGCTTTCCGTCCATTTCAAGGACTTTCTCGAAGCGTGCAGTCTCTTGGGTGAGTAGGTTGTCGATATGCTCTCCTGCGGCTTCCAAGAGCTTCTGAGGCATCTTCCGCAGTTGTTCGATAGACTTACCGGAGCAAGCGGATACTCGTTCGAGGGGATTCTCTGAGGTCATCATCACCTGGAGTTCACCGAGTGAAAGGTCTGACCATCTGTGAGGGAGCTTGAGTTCCATTATCTTATTAACTTGTTCTTGTTGATTTCCTTATCCAATAGCATATGAGCCGAAGTTGGGGTTGGTTTGATTCCATGTGATCCCGTACCGCATCGCATCGATAGCGTGGTTGAAAGAATCGACGGGTTCATTTAGTTGCTTGCCGTTCTTGTCTTCTTTCCACTTGTAGTTTCGTAGCTCTCGTATGAGGTTGACACTCCGAGAAGTGACCGCAAGCGGGCGAGAGTGTAAGAATGAGATTCCGCTTCTAATCGAGTCGCGTCCTTTCCTTGCTCCGTGAGTATTGAATCCGTGAGAGTGTATCTCGTCGATGCTCTTTGGTTCAGCAGAGTCACATATGACAACATCCGATCGATGGACTCCGTTATCTCGGAGCATTTTAGCAATATCTGAATTAGTGAGTCTCGTCGCGTAGCAGATTTCGTCAACGGCAAATCCGTGTCCGTCGGTGTAGATTCTGACGACTGCTGTTGGGTCGTTCGTATATCCGAAGTCAAGCCCGATGTTGAGGAGTTTGTATTCATTTGGTATTTGGTCTATTTCTTTCCAATGGGTGAAGATGGTCGCTTGTGATGCCCCTCTTTCTCCGAGTCCGTAGACTCTCCAGAAGTTCTCGTCCACGTCTTTAAATCGTTCAATTTCCATGACCACACTTTGCGGAAGGAAGGGGTTGTCCTTGTACGTTGTTTGAAAGAAGTCCGCGTCTTCTCGTGGGATGACTTGCTCATATATCCAATGAAATTCGTCTGATGGGTTGAAGTCTATGATTGTACGTTCTGTGGTTCTCAGCATCAGCTGCCGCCAGTCTTCAAGGCTTAGTTCGTTACACTCATTTACAAAAAGCACTTCGCGCTTCCGTCCTCTGACTTTTTGCGGTTGGTCTACCGATATAAACTCTACGAGGTTGCCCCATAGCTGATACGTGCCTTCGCTTTTATTGTGAAGATCTACGTTGTACAATCCCTCTTTGTTTAGGATCTCAAAGAAGTCTCTCATTGCTGTGGCACGAAGAGCAGGGAATGTCTTGCGACATATCGTGATAACCAGCCCCGTGTTTTTGTGGCAAAGCTCTATCAGAGCCGTAAGGATCGAGTACGTCTTCCCGGATCGCGTCCCTCCTTGATGGACTTGAATACGTGCCTTTGATTTTCGAACGTGGTAATATGTTGCCGGGAGGTTACTCATCTAACCACGAGAGGGGCTTCTTCTCTTGTATCTCTATCTCTTGCCGTTCAATGTACCCTCGCTTTTTGCCTTTGGTCTTCAAGAAGAAGATAGTCGCTGCGGGGTTGCCTTCCTTCACGAGCTTATAGAGGTGGGATTCTGCAAAGTCGAGAACGCTGTCTTGAATGGAGTCGACCGCTTTCTTGTAGTCCGCATCAGCCTTCATCCAGGCGTAATGAGTCGAGCGGTCTATACCTGCCACCTTCGCAGCAGTTGAGACGATACCAAGCGACTTCTCTAGAGCTTCGAGCATCGCCTTTTTAAGTGTCGGATTTTGTTGATTCATTGCTTGTGTTTTAAAGAAAACGAAGGGGCTCGTCACCAATGCCCCCCTTCTCTGATAAGGTTTATCCAAATAGAAAGAACGTTCGGTGACTTATAGATTTTCTTTAGTTGCTTTCTTACCGGTGAAGTCCTCCCATCGCTTTACGATGACATCGCAATACTTCGGGTCTAATTCCATCCCGTAACATTTGCGCCCTGTCTTCTCTGCTGCGATGAGCGTCGTACCTGAACCCAA